GGAATGGGTAGCCGCCCTCAATGCAGGCGGTTATGGTCTATTTAAATTGCCTGATGCATGCAAATTAGCCCACAGAGTGTCGTATTGGATTCATAAAGGTCCGTTCGACGAGTCTTTGGATATCATGCATAAATGTGACAATCCCGGTTGCGTGAACCCAGACCACTTGCAAATAGCAACTCACGCTATGAATATGGCTGATAGAATTGCTAAAGGCCGGGCTAGAGCTTCCCAACGAAAGAGAAAAGATTTAAAATTGACCCCAGAATCTGCGGCACAGATAAAATTCTTGCTGGATCAAGGACTACAATCACAAAGATCCATCGGCCGCTTATTCGGTGTGTCACAGAATACAGTCCGTTATATAGGTTTAGGCAGACTGTGGGCTGATGTAAAACCAGCTCCATACACTCAGGTTCAAAATGCGGATACTGTTGATTGACCCCACCGCCTCTTTCCTCGACTTTGCCCTGCGCTGCGAAGCCCAAGGCCATGAAGTCCGCTGGTTCCTCGGGCCGGACAAATTGGCTGGCGGGGGTCGCTACACTGTTGGCGATGGTCTGATGCCGAAGATCCGAGATTGGCGGACGAGCATGGGATGGGCCGATCTCATTCTTAACAGTGATAACTGTAAGTATACGCATGAGCTTGAGGGCTACCGGAGCCGGGGCTACCCCCTCTTTTGCGCCAATCTCGAATGCACCGCATGGGAATTGGAGCGTATGAAGGGCCAACAGGTCTTCAAAGACTGCGGAATTGACTGCCCCGATGTGGTGGAGTTCAAACGATACGATGAGGCCATCGCGCATCAGATGGCTAACATGGACAAGCGCTACGTCAGCAAACCCTGCGCGGATGTTGACAAGGCCCTGTCCTATGTGTCGAAGGGTGCCCCCGACATGCTCTTCATGCTGGAGCATTGGAAGAAGAGCGGGAAAAAGCCCGTTCCCTTTATCTTTCAAGAATTCTTCCCCGGCATTGAAATGGCTGTCGGAGGGTGGATGGGCCGGGATGGCTTCGCTGAGCACGTTCTGGAGAACTTTGAATTCAAAAAGTTCATGAACGATGACAAAGGGGTGAACACGGGAGAGCAGGGCACGGTGATGCGGTATGTGCCGATGGGGGAGAGTTCACTGGCGAAGGCTTTGCTCGCTCCGCTCGAAGGCCGATTGATCCGAGAAGGCTACACTGGTTACATCGATGTGGCGGTGATGATTGGCAAGGATGGCTCCCTGTGCCCCCTTGAGTTCACCTCCCGCCACGGTTGGCCTCTCTTTCAGATTCAACAGGCCTTGCACCCTGATGTTGCCAATTGGATGCTTGACCTCCTGCATGGCAAGGATACGTTCAAGCCCTCGACTGATATTGCAACGGGGGTTGTGGTGACGATGCCAGAGTTCCCATATTCGCACATTACCCGAAAAGAGGTCACGGGTTTCCCTGTGTGGGGGATCAATGCGGGGAATCGCTATAACATTCATCCCGCTGAAATGATGCTTGGCGAGGGGTTTAACGAGAAGGGTCAAAAAGAGCCGATGATGGTGTCCGCCGGTGACTACCTTCTTATTGCTACGGGCACGGGGAAGACTGTTCAACAGTCAAAGAAGCGGGCCTACGATGTGATCGATGAGCTGGAAATCCCCAATTCCCCGATGTACCGCACCGACATTGGCAATCGGCTTGAGAAGCAGTTGCCGAAGCTTCAGGCCTTGGGCTATGCCGAATCCTGGGAGTGGTAGAGTATGAGCCAGAAAGTATCCCCGGTGCCGCCGCATGGGCAACCCGACAAACGGTGGTTGGATGCGATGGTGGCGACGGTCAATGATGCCTATGCCGCCACGTGTACCACGGCTACGCGGCCATCGAATGCGGTGATTGGTCAACACACATTCGACACGACGATTGGCCAACCTATATGGCTGAAGTCTGTGAACCCGAATGTGTGGGTGAACGGGGCTGGAACGGTGGTGTGAGAATTGTTTATAGGAATTAATCTACATTAATTTGGACAAATAAATCATATGGCTGGCCGGGCAGACTTCTTCAAGAGCGGTTCCTGGAACGCAACGTGCGATCTGTGCGGAGCGAAGGAGAAGGCCGACCGTATGGAGCTGACGTGGAATGGGTTGTACACTTGCAAACACCACAAAGAGCGCCGGAATCCACAGGATTTCCTTCGTGGTGTGAAGGATAACCAGACTGTCCCGTGGTCCCGCCCGTGGCAGCCTCCGCTGTGCGACACCACTTCATTTCCTTACACTGAATATTGCACCCTTCAGGGAAAGAACGCCATTCCAGGTTTTTCGATACCGGGTTGCGCCGTTCCTTCCTACGTCAACACTGCTTTCTACCCTTCCATTGTGCAATGGCGAGGCTGGGCTATCCAAGACACCTATGGTTGCCCTATTCTCGACACCAATGGTCAGATGATTTTCCCACCCGGCACCCCTTCCTCTACCAACCCCCCGCGCCCTGGTGGCGGCTTGTTCCAATTGGATGTTAACTTCTACCTTGATTCGAGCACAATATGATGAAAAAACTTCTCTTTTTCATGGGTGTTCTGTGGGCGGCAGGGGCAAATGCTCAGTTCGTGCCCGGACAGTTTCTGACAGCAGCGGCATTGAATACCCAGTTCGCAATGTATTCCAAACTGTCTGGTGCAACGTTTACTGGACCGGTGACTATTCCTTCATTGACTGTCACCACCACCGCCACACTTCCGAATCAGTCTGCTAACACCCTGTTGGGAAATGTTAGCGGATCGTCGGCTTCTCCAATGGCTGTCAGTGTCGGCAATTGTTCCAGTTCCTCTTCTGCTCTGTCTTACACTTCAGGCACAGGGTTTGGCTGTAATTCGAGTGTGAATGCGGCTACGTTGGGGGGTACGACGTTCGCGGCACCGGGGCCGATTGGCTCGGGCACGCCCGGTACGGGTTCGTTCACCAACCTCTCATCCTCCGGTACGTTGACGCTCTCAAATGGCTCCGTGACGCTCCCATACTTGGCTACGGAAGCCGCTGACACAGTGGTTGCCAACTTTACAGGCTCCACGGCCAGCCCTGTAGCGTTTGCAATGCCGAGTTGCTCTGGGGCCTCCAAAGCCCTTTCATACACTAGCGGCACGGGAATTGCCTGTAACAGTGCAATCCAAGCTTCTTCTTTGGGCACCACAACAACCCCTACGGGATCAGGGATTGCCGTGGCGGCTGCTTTCGCTAGTGTGGCTCTCAATGATTCTAGCGGTGGGGATATAGCAGGAGTTAATTACCTTAATTCCGGAACCCAAACTTGGGGGGTTGGAACTTCTCCTGGCAATTGGTTAGTTGCAAGATTTAACGCTGGATCTTATGTAGATAACCCAATTTCAATACTAAATTCAAGTGGCCTTGTGAGTATTGCTGATGGGTTAACAGTAACAGGCACTCTCACCCCCTCACAAACTTCGGGAATCGTAGGCACCACAACCAACAATAATGCGAACGCCGGAAGTGTTGGGGAGTATGTTGCAACCACAGGATCAGGAACATCCCTTTCCAATGGCGTCTATGCCGATCTTGCCACGGAATCGTTGACGGCGGGTGATTGGGACGTTGAATGTTCGGTGTATTTTGCTAACTCTGGGGCCACCATTTCCGTAGTTCAGGTTGGTGTGAATACTGCAGCCAACGCAAACCCCAACACAGTTCCGGGTTTTGGTCAGATAATTACGGGATTGTCCTCGCCCTCCATTCAGGCTCTCACCACCCCACAGGTTCGAGAGTCTTTGGCCTCAACCACCACCCTTCGGTGTGGGGCGCAGGTAGGTTTTGCATCTGGTACGGTGACTGCCACAGGATTTATCCGCGCGAGACGGGTTCGTTAAGGGGGAAATCACGATGAAAAAACTACTCTTTCTAGGTCTCTTGTGGGCATCAGTTTGTGGTGCTCAGACATTTCCTGTAAACAATCTGCAGGTTAATGGGGCATTGACTGCCTCAGGTTCCGTGTCGGGTGTTGGATTTTCTAACTATCTTGCCAGCCCTCCGGCAATCGGCTCTACGGCTCCTAATGCGGGTGCTTTCACCTCATTGTCGGCCTCGGGGAGTTTTGCAAGTGTTAATGTGAATGATACGAGCGGTGTTGGAAATGCCGGGGTTGGGCTCTATAACTCTGGAACCCAAACTTGGGGAATGGGGGCTTCTCCCGGTAATTGGGTATTGGCACGTTTCGTCTCAGGAGTTTTCACTGATGATCCTATCTCAGTGAATGGCTCGAATGGGGTTGTGAACTTTACGCAAACGCCCTTTGCCCCAACGGTTGGTGTTGGTACAAATAACACTCAACTCGCCACCACTGGTTTTGTGGCTAATCATGCCCCCTGTCCGTCGATTATGGACAACGGAGGCATCAACAACGGGACTGGGGACAACCGGACGGCATTTGCCACGACAGCGGCGCTTGGGCCGTCTGGGCAGGCGTGCGTGTATTTCCCGCCCGGCACATACGCCTTTGGCGGAAATTTGTCTTATTCATTGTCGAATGGGCAAAGCATCACCATCCTCGGGGCAGGGATGGGGGTTACGAAGCTGCAATGGGCTGGTGGTGGTGGGATGACTATTGCGTATGCCAATAATCAGAATTTCGTGAATATTGCCAATCTGTCGATCACGACCGGCACGACAAATACCGGGACTGGCCTCACTCTCTTTCAAGGCGGTTCGAGCGGTAATGCAATTTCGGCCCTCAGCACTATTGTCAATGTAGCCATCAACGGATCGGACGGGGTTGGGCAAACAGATTACTGGAACGTTGGGTTGGCTATAAACACAGTATCCAATGTGGATGTTGTTAACGTTAGTATCTTTGGAGCTGGTGGAGCTTATTCAACGAATGGTCAAGGGGTCAATCTAAGCGGAGCGAGTGATGGGAATGAGGCTGTTCAACTTAATTTCTGGGGCTGCGTGTTTCAGTATGTCGGAATAGGGATGTATTTCGGAGATTACGTTCAAGGTGTGACAGTAACGAACAGTAATTTCACAGGGGATAATATTGGCATTGAGACCAGTACCTCAAATGCCCATCAATCCGGTCTGACTGTCATAGGTAGTCAGTTTAATTGTCTTGGGTATGGGATATACGATCAAACGGCTGTAGGGATAGCCGGATTGTTCATTGACCATAATTACTTCGAGCTTCCATACAATGGAGGCACTAGTGTGGTAGCCGTTATCTTGAGCAAAATATATCTTGCTCAGATAATTGGAAATATCATAGAGCGAATTGGGTCGTCGGCAACTGGGCTCAATGGCATTGTAGTCCAGGGGTCTAGCACTGTTGGGGCGATGATATCTGGGAATGTGATTTTCGCCATGACTACTGGTATTTGGCTTCAGACAGGTTCTACAAACATTAATGTTCAGTCGAATTTCTACAATTCCAACGGAACCAATGTGGTTAACAGCTGTTCCAGTGGATGTACCGTGGGGGGTGGATCACAATGACCACAATTTCAAGGGGTTATCATGGCTGAGCAAGGATCTTACCCCCTCAATGGCAGGACCGTTTCTGGAACGGATACCTGCACAGGGGTTGTGACAGGGCAGACAGCTGATATACCACTGTCTGTTATCGCTGCCTATGTCTTGGGGACGGGAGGGGCTGCAATTTTTTCCGGGCCAACTATAAACCGACCCTCCCCGCCTGACTTTGTGGGGCAGTCATACTTCGATACCACGCTTGGATTTACAGTCTGGGCTAAACAACTGCTGCCTACCATATGGGTAGATGCCGCAGGAGTGCAAGTGTGAGGATGCCATGGCAAGCACAACATTCCAAGATTACAATCAAAACACACCCATAGTCGCCGCATGGCTGAATGACATTAACGCTGGTGTGTACAGTCCGGGGGGAGTGCCTCGAACGGCCTCGATGATCCCTGTGGCATGGGTGCGCTTTAGCATATCAGCTGGGGTGGTGACGATTCAGCAATCGGTGAATATTGCGAATGTATCAAGGTCGGGTGCGGGAGTGTTTGTCATCACCTATGGCACATCACTAACGAATGCTGCCAATTGTTACGACATATCCACAAACATAGCAGGATTTGCCTCGTACAGCTCCGAAACAAACAACAGTGTGACTATTGACATTGCCAATACTTCTAATGTGGCAACTGACCCAGGATCGTGCTGTGTAGTGATTCTGGGGACGAATTGATAATTATTTGTAGAAAGTAATCTACATTAATTCCTATAAACAATTCATAACTATTCCGGGGCCTTGGATGATAAACATGGACGACTTCAAACAGCAGGTCGCTTCAAGCGTGGCGAAGATGGCCCCTCCGGCGGGGGTGTCAATGTGGCTGACTTTGGGCAACCATTTAGATGACTGGATAAAGTTAGCCACATTGGCCTATATTGTGGTGCAATGCACGGCTCTAGTTGTCACAAAATATCTGGAATGGACGGGGAGACTTAAGGAGAAGGATTGTGGGTGAGGCATTCGACAAGTGCTGGGTACTGACGCTCGGCAACGAGGGTGGCTATACAGTCGATAATGGCGGACCGACCCGTTGGGGTACCACTGAAGCCGTGGCCCGTAAGTGGGGATACACGGGGAATATGAAGGATTTTCCCGAATCCACAGCCAAAGAGATTGCCCAAGCCAACTATTGGACACCCTTTGGCTGTGATTTCTACCCTCTGCCCATTGCTTTCCAGGTCTTTGATACGGCGTACAATGGAGGGCATCCGATCCAATGGCTGCAGGAGATTATGCAAACGCAAACCACAGGCTCGGCGTTGGGCTCGGTTTTGTCTACGGCCAACTGTTGGGAGGTGGTTGCAAAGTTTACAGCGAAACGTTTGCAATATCTTGCAAGCTTAAAACAGCCCCAATATGCAAACGGTAGGATGAACCGTCTGGCAAATAATATCTTGCAAGGAGGTAGCCTTAAATGATCCCACAAACCGAGGTGCCGAATGAGGAAACGCCGATGGCCCAAACCCCTGCCGCAACGCAAACCCCCGCAGCCTCCCCAACCACAGGCTACAAGAGCAGCGAATTTGCAGTCACTGTTGCTTCTGCTGCTGCTATTGCTAGCGGTCTCGTTCCTGCCCATTATCAGCCTCTGGTTGTTGCTCTTGCTGGCGTGTACACTTCAGCCAGGACTCTGCTGAAGGTGGTGCATGCGCTTGGGTATGCAAAGCAAGTACCGGATCTTCCCGCCCTTCCCGCAAATGAGGTGACGAAATGAAACGAATCCTGATTCTTGGCTTGGCAATCGCCCTCGGTGCATGCTCCACTGCGCAACAACAAACGGCACAGCAAGATGCAGCTAAAGCTCAACAGATCATTGCCAATGGCTGTCTGATCGTGCAACCGACACTCGAAAGTGTGCAGGTTATTGACCCGGCACTGACTCCGTTCGTGGTTGCCAATGGTGCGTTTTGTGCTGCGGTGTCGAATGTGAACGTCACGTCACTGTCCACGATGGTCGGCACCACGATCCCGCAGGCCGAGAAGCTTGTTCAGTCTAGCACTCTGATCCCGGCAGACCAAAAGCCCATTATCATCGGCTCGCTGACTGCGTTTCAGGTGGCTCTTTCCAGCGCCCTTGTGGTATTTAATCAAGCTCCAGTGACGCCTGTTGCGCCTGCTCCGGCTTCAGCGGCATCTGGAGTGTGACATGGGTCAGATCGTCATGCAGTTTGCAGGGAGTGACAGCCTGACGTCCAAGATCATTCAATGGTTCGGGCATGGCCGGTATGCGCATGTGGACTCGGTGATGCCCGATGGTTTGCTGTTGGGGGCGCGCAATGACGTGATGGCGGGGTACCCGGCTGGAGTGCAATTGCGTGGGCCAGACTATCAGGTAGGTTACACCCTCAAACGCGTGACGATCCCGTGTACGGATGCGCAACAATCCGACTATTATCAGTTTGTGCTGGATCAAGTGGGGAAACCCTACGATAGCCGGGCTATTGCGGCATTCGCGGCAGGAACGGATTGGACAACGAAGGGTGCATGGTTCTGCTCGGAGCTGTGCACCGCCGCTCTTCAGCATTGCGGGTGGCTGAAGGAGCTGAGTGAGCCGCCGAGTAAGATCGATCCAGACAGTCTTCTTCTTGTTATCAGTGCTTTTGTGGAGGTGTAACATGCCGTTGAAGAAAGGAACTTCAAAGAAAACCGTGTCGGAGAATATCCGAACGGAGGTGAAGGCAGGGAAGCCGCAAAAGCAGGCTGTGGCGATTGCGATGGAGACGAAGCGGCGGAGTGCGAAAAAGAAGAAATAATTTGTAGGAATTAAAGTAGATTAATTTCTACAAGAAAATGCCCGCAGGTAGTTAAGCTGTGGGCATTTGTTTAAGCAGATGAGGCTAATGCGTGGGCGTTTCACCCGGGATATATTCCGATATCACGCAATAGCCATCGCCCGTTTCCGGTACCGCCTCGTATCCCGCCGTGTCTTCTAGGTTACGTGGGTCCGAGACGAACCTCATGGTTTTCACGGTCTTAGCCGTCAGCACAATTCCCTGTTCCGCAAACCTCTCGAATGCCATTGCAGGCAGGTTCTCTATTGTTTCGGCTGCGACGACACAGGAGAGGAATTGGTTGTCGAGTGTTCGGACATAGCAGTAGAAGGATCTCATAACCTTCCCCTTCTAGCCCCAGTCTTTATTTGGCTTACCGTAGGTCTACCTATCCCATACCATTTAGCAATTTCTGGCTGAGTGAATAGCCCACAGTTAGCCAAATCTCGTATCTCAATCCCTTCTTGATCAGTTAAAGTTGCCATACCGTGCCTTTGCCCCAAGGCAATCCTGCGTTTCTTCGAGGCATCTTGCATGTTGTCCTTCTGATCCCCAGGGATTAAGTGCAGAGGAGCTACGCACCAAGGATTGTCACATCTGTGCAGCAGTCCAAGACCTTTTGGAATTGGGCCGACATAATATTCATAAACAGCTCTGTGGGCAATTAGGTGCCTGTCACCCGTCCATAATCTGCCATACCCATGTGCGTCTCTACTCCCGTTCCAAATCCAGCATCCTGGTGTTGGTTGTATAGCCTTCATCATTCGATCAAGTGTTTTGCTATTCACAGTCGCCCCACGATTTTTCCGAAGAGACGAAGCCTACAGGAATATACAAAGGGTCAGAGTAAGGAATTGGAACTGTGGCCAACTCCGCAATACGAGGTAGAAGTACCTCTTTTTTGCAGGTTGGTACAGCTCCTACCAAACTATCATGAACCTGTATCAATATCTGCGCTTCGGGTATGCCATCCTCAATAGCTGCCCAAGCCCTGTTTATAAGACATGCGACGGTAGACTGCGGTAACCAAGCCACAGCTTGATTGAAGATGGTTCCCTCAATTCTATCAAAAAAATAATTTCGATATCCGAAAGCATTTTGGACATATCTACGTCCTTGTACTTGTTTTTTGATATCCTCTTGCCATTTGGCAATCTCTGGTGCCAATTGGAAGTACCACTTCTGTATGCGCTCAGTTTCATGGACTAAAAGACCAATTCGCGGGGCAATACCATCTGCCGTTCCTAGATAGTTCGTACCATGACACAGAGATTTAAACTGTGCATACTCCCGTGGGTGAGAATTCTTGGTCATGGTGTTATCTCGGAAATACTCCCGCATAACTTCCACATACGGTTTACGACCATTCTTAAAATGGTCTTTCATCCATTGACAGTCGCTCTCCCAGGTTACGATCCGAAGATCCGCGCTATCCAAATCAATGTCGAACATGGTCATCCCTTGATCCGGGATGAAGAGCTTGCGAATATTCGGCAATACCAACCCATCATCCTCAAGCTCTCCGCCCTTGGGGATGTTCTGCATATTCATCCCTGTGTTAAAGGCATTCTTGCTTGACGCGAATCGATAGGTTTCCGTCCCGCACACATTGAATGTGCATCGCATCCGACCGTCCACATCAAGCCCAGCCTGCACAAATGTGGAGTGGAACACACCCAAAGACCGCAACTCTGCGATCTTTCTGGTGACGGGGAGAAGGATGGGCTCTCGTTGGGCGATCTTGTGGAGTGCTTCATCGTTGCAAGTGGTGCTGCCGGTTTTCCGGTTTTTGATTTCACGCTGGCCCATCTGACGGTAGAAGAAGTCAGCCATCTGGGCAGGGGATTTGATGTTGATGGTTTGGCCGAGAACGTCTTGCATCCACTGCTCGCGGTCGGCCACCTCTTTCATGAGGTCAAAGGAAAGTTGAGCACGAAGCTTGTGGTCAACGCGCACACCACGAATCATCGCCCGCAGAACACGTTGCCGAAGAGACTGCTGAAAATCGTTAACGTCAGCAAGCCCAAGACTATTCGTGACACTAACCAACACGTTATGGATAGCAAGTGTTCTAGCAGCGTCGGTACAATTATAACGCCAGTATTGGATTTCTCCTTCTCCATCTTGACCCTCTTCCCAATTGGTGCGATCGTCTTTCCAGTACAGGTGATCTTCACAGTACATGGATGAGAGGAACGCTAGGTTTTTCGGTAGATTGCTGAAACATGAGTGCTGCTGAATCATTGTGTCTACCACATTGGGGCAGAGAAAATGCCAATGGCGGTAGATGTATTGGGCGTCATAGTTCCAGTTTTGGCCGATGATTGTGCAATATGCCATGACACGGCACATTAGCCACACCAACTCGGCCTCTTGATCTGCTGTCCAGAAACCTTCAGGTTGGTTCGTCTTCATCAACGGGATGCATACTGCATCCGTGGGCGACAAGGCAAAAGCAATTGATGAGATGTGCCCTGCTCGTGTCTCAATATCAGCCCCGATTTTGGTTCCTGGGGGTGTAGTGAGAATATCCGTGAGGTAGCGATAGACTTTGTGGAACTCTTTTTCGCTATTATCTGCTGGTATCGTGAATTGATATTTTCGATCCATTACCCCCGGCTTATTCTCGTGCCTCTTCACCCTCTTCAAGTCATGCACAATGATCCCGCGTTGACTCCACTGCACATTGACGAGACTAAAAGGCAGTGTGGGAATGACCTTCAATCCGGGGATGAGGTCAGATTCCATCACGGAAGAGCGCCAATTGAATGATGACCATTCACCCGTGAGTGCCCACAATGCGAGGTTGCCGCTCGTACAAACGACATTGGGGGATACGCGTTTGATTTCCTCTCGCAACGCCTCCACGGCATCCACTATCTGCGGCATCACCCACTTTCCCTTGTAGAGAACGTGACGGGGGGTAATGTCCTTTTTCTTCTCGGCAATGAGTGTTGACAGGCCGAGGATGCGATCCTTGATAACATACGTCAAACAGCAGGTTTCTCGCGGGAGTCCTGCCTCTTGCATCATTTTCGTAAATTCAAAACCAGCCCCTCCGATGAAGGGTTCACCACGTCGGAGGTCTGCTTCATGAGGATATTCGCCTACCACCAGCACTTTCGCGTCGAGGGGGCCTGAGGCTTGGATGGGCATTTTCTAGTCCTATTTTGGCTGTTTTTTGCATGCGGCACGACTCGATACGAGTGCGCGCATGATGGTTTGTCGGGCTGAGTTTACAACGAAATATTCGTTAGCGTGAACAGGTTTTACCGTGGCTGCCCCCCATACGAGCATGCCGGGTTGCCACACGACAGGGGGTTTGATCTTTGGGGGGATCATTTGTAAATCTCCATAGCTTCATCTATGGCAGCTTCAGGTGTTGTGTGCCGGGCCGTATGAGGGGTTATTGGTTCTTCGTCGTAGGTATAGTGAATGAAAACCCTCCAGACACCAAAATGTTCATCGACATAGGCTCTGTTTTTGATGAGGAACTGCAACCGTTCGGAATCTGTTGGCATGTTACCCCCCCATTGCCTTGAGTTCGTTTGCAAGAGTTTGGCCCAAAGATGCACTGGCTGCGGCATCGGCATCGAGGGCTTTGATTCGGTTGAGGCACAAGGCGTAGTATTCAGGGTTCATTTCAATGCCCACAGCTTTAACCTTGAATTGGTGTGCCGCAGGAAAGATTGTCCCAGACCCCGCGAACGAATCGAGGACAGTATCGCCCGGCCTGACGCTTCGTTTAAGCAGGTCAAGATAAAGAGCAACCGGCTTTTGCGCACCGTGGGACATGTTTGCGTCGGCCATTGTGGTAATGACGTCCGGATAAATTCCCGTGGTTGGTTTCTTTCCTTTGATTGCATACAGAATCATCTCCCATTGCCTACGCGGACCATGCTCGGGGTGAGGCACACGACCGCTGTTTGGTTTGGTGCAAATGAATGGTGTGCGTGTGACCCACCAGCCGGCCTGGGTCATCATTCGTTTGAGTTCATGGAAATTGTCGAGGTCGCAAAAAACATACGCATGAGCCTGCGGCTTTGCAACTCTATACGCCAGTCCACACCACTCTTCCATGAGGGACTTCCAATGGTCGTAGTCGTCCTTATAGTGGTGTTCGATCCCTCCAAGTTTTCCAGCCGCATCCCCAAACGAGTCCGCACCCATGCCATATGGAGGGTCCGTGAGAATAACGTCAAAGATGCCTTCCTGTTGCGCGCGCATCCAAGACAAACAATTGGTGTTGTGGAGTTCATGGACACTCTGTGTGAAGGTTTTGCCGACCTCTGCTGCGAGGGCTACGTTTCGTTGAGATTCTTCTTGGCGCTTAATGATCTTGAAGGCTTCGTCAGCGGTCTTGGCCTTAGCGATTTCCGGCACATGCAGGAACTTTGCCACAACAAGGTCTTTACGTACTGCAGCTTGATATCCCCCATCGGAACGCCCTTTTGTCTCAAGTGCTGTATCTGCCACAGTATGAACGCGACCCTCCGCTTGTGCTTGTCTAGAGCGTAGCGAGTGGAGCTTCGCCATGGCGGCGGCATTTTCCTGCCATGTAAGATCCTTTCTGTGCAAATTTTCTTCAAGCTCAGCTTCTTCCGCCTGGAGCGGTGTGAGTTGTCCAAGTGTGACATACGGAATCTCCCCATCCGGCACGATGGTGCCATTGAATTTCAATTG